GAAGGAGCGAGACTATAGCACAGTTTTTTCGCGTGGCGCAAAACGGCGAACCCGTGGACCTGTACCGCTGCCATCACCGCCTCTCCCCTATATATAGTGGTGATTCCCGCGGTTGCCCCATATAGATAGTTGTCTCGTCCACCTTGCCCTACGTTTACTATTCGCCTGTACGCCGCACCTTACTGGAGACGAACACGCTATGCCCCCAGCCATCGCCCTGAGCGAAGATATCCTGATCAATGTCACCCCCTTCGAAACCCGCGTTGCGCTGGTGGAACAAGGTTCGGTACAGGAGCTGCACGTGGAACGCAGCATCCAGCGGGGCCATGTCGGTAATATTTATCTGGGGCGGGTGGTCCGCGTACTGCCGGGCATGCAGAGCGCCTTCATCGATATCGGACTGGAGCGTGCTGCTTTCATTCACATTGCCGACCTGCGCGAGAACCGCGGTGAAAGAAGCCAGGGACTGACTCCCACTCCGATCGAAAAGCTGTTATTCGAGGGACAGACCATCATGGTTCAGGTGGTCAAGGATCCCCTGGGCACCAAGGGCGCACGGCTTTCCACCCAGATCAGCATGGCCGGCCGGATGCTGGTTTACCTGCCCCACGATCCGCATATCGGCATTTCACAGAAGATCGACGACGAATCCGAGCGCATCCAGCTGCGCGAACGCCTGCAGGCCTTGATGCCGGCAGAGGAAAAAGGCGGCTTCATCGTCCGCACACAGGCCGAAGGCGCCAATGACGAGGAACTGACTGCCGACCTGGAGTATCTGCGCAAACTGTGGACCAGCGTCCAGGCGGCGGCTCGCACCCAGCCCGCCCCCGCCCTGCTGCACCAGGATCTGACCCTGGCGCAGCGCGTGCTGCGCGACATGGTGGGCCCGAACACCGGCACCATTCTTGTGGATTCCCGCACGACCAGCGCCGCGATGCTGGAATGGGCGCGCATCTATACGCCCTCGGTCGTGGGCCGCATCCAGCACTACAGCGGGGAGCGCCCCCTGTTCGACACCGCCAACGTGGACGATGAGATTGCCCGGGCGCTATCTCGACGGGTGGACCTGAAGTCGGGCGGCTATCTGATCATCGACCAGACCGAGGCGCTGACCACGGTCGACGTCAATACCGGCGGTTTCGTGGGCGGCCGCAATTTCGACGACACCATCTTCAAGACCAACCTGGAAGCAGCCCAAGCCATCGCGCGCCAGCTGCGGCTGCGCAACCTGGGCGGCATCGTCATCCTGGACTTCATCGACATGGAGGAACAGGAACACCGCGAAACGGTGCTGGCCGAACTGAAGAAGGCGCTGTCGCGCGACCGCACCCGCATGACCGTCAACGGCTTTACGCAGCTGGGCCTGGTGGAAATGACGCGCAAGCGCACCCGCGACTCGCTGGCGCATCAGTTGTGCGAGCCCTGCCCCATGTGCGAGGCGCGGGGCAACGTGCGCACGCCGCGCACCGTCTGCTATGAAATCCTGCGCGAAATCCTGCGCGAGGCGCGGCAATTCAATCCCAAGGAATTCCGCATCCTCGCCTCGCAAGAGGTGGTCGACCTGTTCCTCGAAGAAGAAAGCCAGCATCTGGCGATGCTGGGCGACTTCGTGGGCAAGCGCATTTCGCTGGAAGTGGAAGGCGCGTACTCTCAAGAACAGTACGACATAATTCTTGTCTGATGTTCCCGACTTCTCACTACTTATCAGAATCCCCCTGAAAGCCGCGTAAATCCTCGCGGTTTTCTTTCTGGGCTTCTCACGGGCTATCCTCCCATCTCGCACAAAATGGGTAGCTAGGTGGGTAGCCAGACGCTCCAGCTACCCAAATCGAGGGAGTCATGGCGACAAAGCGCGTGTTACAGGGCCTGCTGGCCGACATCCATATAAAGAACTGGATCCGCGCCGGTGAGCCGGTGGCCAAGTCGGACGGCGGGGGGCTGACCTTCACTCTGTCGAAATCAGGGACGGCTGCCTGGGTACTTCGATACCGGATGCCCGGCCGTCGGGCCGAGGCCACGATCGGGAACTACCCCGACATCAGCCTAGCCGAAGCCCGCAAGGAAGCCAGCCGCCTACGTGCCATGATCGACGCCGGGAAAGACCCGGCCGCCGAAAAGCGGGAAGCCAAGCAGAAAGCCAGGGCCGCCAAGAATATAGGGTGGCTGGTGGATGACTATAAGGAGAAGGTCCTCAAGCACCTGTCAGGCTCCACGAACCGGAGCTACAAACGGCAGCTCGTCCGAATAGAGGATGAATGGCGATCAAGGCCTGTGGAGGAAATCAGCCACACTGACGTCATCGAGCTGATTAGCAAGACGAAGTCGGGTTACAAAACGCTCAAGTCTGGCTGGCGCGAGACGGAGACCCTCTACATTGTCATCCGGGAGATTTTCAAGCATGCCGCCGGCCAGCGCATCGTGGTGATCAACCCCGGCGTGGGCATCAGCTTAGAGGCAATCATCGGGAAGCGGCCGAAAGCCAAGGTGCGGCTCATGCTCACCGATGACGAAATCACCGAGCTCATGCAAGCCAAGATGAACCGCCAGAATCAGCTGAGCGTATGGATCATTGCCGCGACCTGCGTGCGCGTATCCGAGTTCACCAGCGCCCAGCGACAGCACATCAGCACGGACGAACTGACTATCAAGCGCCTCGGCGCCGGCTTGTGGCACGTGCCGGAATCGAAAACCGGCTCTGCCATGGACATCCCGCTGGCGCCGCCGGTGGTCGAATGGTTCCGCGAACTGGATAGCCTGGCGCTGGATTCCCGGTACATCGTGCCGGCGCGGTCGGTGGCAAGGCTCAAAAAACACGGCGGGGATGCGCCCATTCAGAAAGACGGGGTGTGGGGAGCCATCATCTACTGGATCCAGAACTACCAGCCCAACGTCCGGCGCTTCACCCCGCACGATCTGCGCTCCACCGCGAAATCGCACATGCGCGCCCTCGGCGTGGGCCGCGATATCTCCGAGATGTGCCTGAACCACAAGCTCAAGAGCGTGGAAGGCATTTACGACCAGTACAGCTACTGGAAGGAGCGGCGCGAGGCGTTGGCCCTCTGGGCTGACCATTTGGTGAAATGCCAGGGCGTCGACGGCGGCGCGCTCGGCCAGGCGAGGGATGCTCACGCGAGGCTGCGCTCCCTGAGGTAGGCGGCCCTATACTGTCCCTTCCCACGGGAGGCCCCATGTGCAGCCACTACACCGCGCTCAAGAAGCAGGAACAGTTGGAGAAGTACTTCCGGGCCCGCGGCATTCCCCTGCCGCCCAAGTCCGATATGTGGCCGCGCTACCAGGGATTGTTCGTCATGCGACCGCCCGAGCATGATGCGGGCGATGAGGCAGTGCCCGAACGGGAAGCGGTGTTCGGCCGGTGGGGTCTGATCAGCGCCATGACCAAGGCGGACGGATTGGACAAGGCCGGCAAGCTGTCCACCTTCAATGCACGCAGCGAAACGGCCCCCAAGTCGTTCACCTTCGGCAACGCCTGGCGCCGTGGGCAGCACTGCATCATTCCAGCAGAGGCAATTTTCGAACCCGACTGGAGATCCGGCACCGCGGTGGCTACCCGGTTCACCCGAGCGGACGGCGCGCCGCTGGGCATCGCCGGCCTGTGGGATCGCTACCGAGACGCCGCCGGCCAGTGGCAGGAGAGCTACACAATGCTCACCATCAACGCCGACCAGGACCCGCTGTTCCAGAACTACCACCAGGCCGGCAAAGAAAAGCGCATGGTCGTGATCCTGCCGGAGGGTGCCTATCAGGACTGGCTCACCGCGCCGGTCGCGGATACCCGGGATTTCCTGGTGCCCTACCCGGCCGACCGGCTGCTGGCTACGCCCATGGAGAAATAGGGCTTAGCCCGTGACCTTGCCGTACAGCGTGATGGCTGCGGCAAGCGAAGGTTCCATGCCATGGCGTGTGCCGTTCGCTGCCCAGACCTCGTACTGCCAGCGACTATCCACGAAGACCTTGCAAATCGTCCAGCCACCTGGCCCTGACCAGTAGTACTCGTCCCTCTGCTGCCAGTCCGCCGCGTCGGCCATGATCTATCCCTTGCCGGCCGAAATCGGGGCCGAATTGCGCGAATTCTAGGCCCGATTACACTGTATGTCCATACAGTTGTTTTCCGCCATGCCGTTCAAAGATCCGCTCACCTTCGCCGACCTCCGGGCCATCCGGGAGCGTCAGCCCTGGAACCCTGATGTGCTCTCCCTGCTTTGGGAGGTGAAGCGCCTGCGCGCGGCCCTGCTGCGCATGCATCAGGTGTCCTTTGAGCTGAAGCGGCCTGCCGGCCTGACGGGCGACATCTACGACGATCTGCTGGCCGGCCTGGCCAAAGAGCCCTGTGTGCTGGAGAGGGACCAGATGACGGCCCACCTGCTGGAATCGCCGCACAAACTGCGCAAGGGGATGTCGCCGCGCTAGCGCCCTTGGTACGGACATACTATTGCGTTCGCCTCTCCACTCGTTTCATACTTGGCCCTCGATCATCTACTTTTGGAGGGTTGCGCAATGTATGACGACATCCGAAAGCAGGGAGCAGCGGCCGCCCGCCAAGGATCGCCTCTTTGGGACTGCCCCTACCTCAAGGCCCAGGCAATGCCCGGGCACACGGGAGAATCACCCAGAGTTTGGCAGGCCAAGGTCGATGCGTGGGAAGCAGGATGGTCGAAGGAAAAGGAAGTGACAAGACCGCCGCCGAGCCCCGCTCAATTGGCAGGCCTACATACGGTGTAAGTCTCAAGCACGCGTCCCTTTACGGGGCGCGTACCTGAATCGCCGCGAGGTTCACTCCGCGGCAGAATGTCGCCTAAACATGCGGCGATAGTCTTCAGCACGCGCGAGAGTCCGATAGAACTGGCCGCCCACGCCGACCAGTTCGTGAATCTCCTCCACGGTCAACCGCGCTTCTATCCGCTCCAACACTGCAGCGTAGGCGTAGAGCACCTCCGCCCAGTCTCCGAATCCCAAATTCTCAGGGCCGGCGGTCACGATCATCTTAGAAACAAACTCGTCCGTATTCACATCGATCCCCAAGAGTTCTTGCTGAGCGCAGCAAGATTCATACCCAGGGTAGCACTGGAAATACAACCGAGCTAAGGGTCCGGGTCGCCGTCCGCTACGTCTGGCATGGCCCAAGACTTGGAATCACCGCGCAAGCTCCGTAAGGGGATGGAGCCCCGCTAGGACTTGGCCCAGGCATTCACCGCAGCCCGGTGCCGGGCAGCGCATTCCCCATACTGCAACGCCAGGGCCATGTAGCTGCGGGCGAAGTCATCCCAGCTATCACTGATCACCTCGGGAACCGGCGGGCACGGCTGGGCCAGATTGGCTGGCAGAATTGGCCATGTGGCCGGCTTCGTTGATGCGCTGCAACCGCTCAGAATCAATGCGGCAGCCAGCAGGCAGAGGGCTCTGAACTTCGACACGTGTATACCTCTCAATGATCTTGGGGCTGGCGGCACGCAGCGCCGCCAGCGCGCTTTCCAGGGTTTCCGAAATGCCGCTGATTCTGGCTGTCTGGGTCTTGAACTCCACGAGCTCAGCCAGCATGTGATCCACCTTCGCCTGGTCAATACCGGCCCGGTACTGGACGGCGCCATACCAGCGCACGCCCAGGATGACCGCGGCCAGCAACGCGGCGCCGATCAGGTAGGGCAACGCCGCGCGCAGCAGCGGGTTCATCGCATCACCTCAGCCACCGCTCGCGCATAAAGGGCGGGCCACGTCGCCGCATGCGGCTTGCCCGGCCGCCAGGTACGCAGGTAGAGATTCCAGGCGCCCTGCTCATCGCCGACCGCGGGCAGCCGGCCGGGGTCGCTCCACAGCAGCAGGCGCGCCAGGCCGGCCGCCAGCACATCGTCGTTCTCGATGGCATCCCAAATTGCTGCATCGCGCGCCGGCACACCCCGGGCTTGGTAGAGGTGCGCGGCCGCGGCGCGCGTTGCGACGTGCAGGCGGACGCCGTGCACCATCCCGCCGCCCTGCTCGGCCTGCCAGAAGCTCTTCGCGGGCCCGACGGGGCGCGGCGGGTTGCCCACGAGCTGGCGCCGATGTTCGAAGCGCGATTCCTGCAGGCCGATCGCCAGCAGCATGATGCGCGCTTCGGGCGTGTCCATACCGGCGGGCAGCAGCGCCAGCGCCGGGTTGATGCCGGCGGCGATGATTTCGGATAGCGTCATTGTTTGGGGCTCCTGATGTGCTTGGCTGTCACAGCGGCCACATAGAAGGCGGCAGAGGCTGCGAGCGCAGCGTCTCCCGCGCTGGCCCAGCCCGCCACGAAAATGCGGCAGGCCGCGCCGGTCGCAGTCAAGCAAATCGCCGACAGCCCGATCCGCTCCAGCGTTGTGTCCTTGATGCCGCGGGCAAAGACGGCCAGCGCAGCCCCGCCGGCCACGATCAGCCAGCAGACGAACGCCAGCACTGCCCACATCGTGAGATAGATGGTGCTGTCCATGTCACGCCCCTTTCCCGCGAACGCGGTCAATGAGTGCCTGCCACAGCGCCGCGATCGGGGCTGCTTGCACCGCCTCCCAGGCGCGCGACACGATAGCCATGCCGAACATGCCGGTCAGGAAGCCGGCCAGCCCTTCCGGGATCCCCAGCAGCATCGACAAGTACGGCGATGCGTAATAGGCCACCAGCGAACCACTGGCCGCCATGCTGAGGCGGGCAGGCCAGGAACCCTGCAGGTATCGCATGGACACCGCAGCGCCAAGGATGCCGGCGAACTTTGCCGCGAAGGCGTCGAAGTCTTGGATGTTCAATCGCGTCCCCTATAGACGAAAAAAAGCCCGCCGAAGCGGGCAACTAGCCTAGTTATCATCTCGAATACAATTGGCCCGCCAATTACGACAGGGCCAACACGAACACCTATGAAACGCATCGAGCTACTCGATTTACTACGCGGGTTCGCCATTATCGGAGTAGTTTTTCACCATCTATTTTTTGGTGAGTTTCGATACGGTCTGACCGGCATTGACACCATGCCGGGGGTCACTCTCGTAGCATCCAGTGGCTGGCTTGGAGTGAATCTCTTCTTCTTTCTGTCCGGCCTTGTGTTGTACCTGCCATACGCGCGCGGAAGTCGGAAAATGTCGAGCTGGACAGATGCGCAGCAGTTTTACGCTCATCGTGCAAAGCGGCTTTTGCCGCTCTACTATCTGGCGTCTTTCGTTGCACTGTCCACATCCGAACTTCCGTTTGGATCCCCCGAGTTCTGGCGGGCGGCGGCAGACTACGTCTTTGTCCTATTTCCTTTTAGGGCGTCCACATTCATGCCGGTGGGCAACTGGGTGCTGTGGTCCATAGGCGTAGAAATATGGTTTTCGGTGCTGTTCCCGGCGGTGCTTCTGGCCGTGCGTCGCCATGGCATCTGGCATGTGCTGAGCGCCGCGATTGCCATCTCCCTGGCGACCCGGTGGTGGGGCCGCGCAGTCTTGGCTGACCATGGCAGCCGTTTGGTGCTGCATTTTGTAGCCGACTCGGTCGTTGGACGACTGGACGAATTCGTCTATGGAATGGCGGCGGCTCATCTTTACGCAAAGGGATGGCGCCCATCGGCCGGCCTCACAAGTACTGCGGCAGCAGCCATACTCTCATCGTTGATCCTATGGGGCATGTGGTATCGCTCCGAACTGCCTTACATGGCTGTCACGGCGCTGAGCATGCCTATGGACGCAGGCCTATTGATAACTACATTGGCACTGCTGAGCGCCGTGCGTCGCCTTCCCATCGTCGCTTGGCCTGTAGAGGCCTTGGGCATGATGTGCTTCAGCGTGTACGTCTGGCATGGAGCTCTCCTAGGCCCATTTCGATCTGCCCTGGCGAACAATCTGATATATGCACTGCCTTATGTCGCGTTGACTCTGGGTGTCTCCGCGTTAAGCTACCGCCTCGTAGAATTCAGAGGCCGTAGCTGGGCGACAATCTTGCCAGACAACCCATTCAGACGTCAGACCGAACCATCAAAGCGCTTTTGAAGGCGTCCATCAACAACGATCCAAGAGCCGGGATAGTCCACCGGAAAGGGCTCATTAGTCGGCAATAGGCTATCCCTCTCCGGAAGTGAATCAAAGTTGAACCTTTCGGTGTCGATCCAACCGATTGCGATCCCGGTCAGCGGATCAAAGTAGACATATCTCATATCACCACTCCAGCATGACCAGGCCGGGGGAGCCATTCCCGCCGGCAGTCCCGTTTCCCGAGGGAACAGCAATCATCCCTCCACCGCCTCCGCCGCCAGCGCCGTAGCCATACCCGCTGCCGCCTGCGGAAGGCGCTCCGGAGGACGATGCGCCACCGGCGCCCCCTCCCCCATAGGGACAAGAGGAACCGGCACCGCCGAGGCTATATACAAGCGGAGAATAGCTATGCGGGGCAGCCTTCCCGCCGTTCGGGTACCCAACGCCACCATCCGACATCCCAGAGCCGACCGAGGAAGTACCGCCCTTGCCTCCGCTCCCTCCTTGCAGCGTCACCCCGGCAAACGATGATGCCCCCCCATTGAGCCCGTCGCCGCCCTTCACGCTCGGAGTACCGGACACACCCCCAAGGCCAGCCCCGCCCACGACTACGGAAAGTACCTGACCAGCAGTCACCGAAACTGGCTGCTTAAGTGTGAATCTGCCAGCTCCTCCACCTCCGCCAGCTACACCAACGGTCGTGGAAGAACTTCCACCTCCACCACCGCCGCCACCACCGGCGCCGCAGCCGGTCAGATAAACAATACCGATTCCTTGGGGGACGGTGAAAGTTCCGTTTTCGATGAACTTCAGAGTCCCGCCCCGAAACGGAGCACTCCAAGTAGACGAAGCTGGCCCGGGCTCAGTAACGTTGCTATCGTCGGTCGAAACATACACGGCGCCGTTGTGCAGAACATGCGCCCCACGAGGCCACCCGCCATCGATGGCTTGCCACTTGGCAAAACCATTCAACTGCATCTCCCCCAGTCCTTCGGTTATCTCGTTGACGACTCCGTTCATTTCAGCCCGGCCTACTGGCCGATAGTTCGGATTGTCGTTAGGCAATTCGTAATCAGGTGTCCAGCCGGCTTGCAGGCTGACCTTTCCGTCCGGCTGGTCTACCGTCGCCAGCGCTTCCTTGTCGCCCGTAGCAGCGAACGGGGTTTTGTAGATCCTGGTAGCCATTTATGCTCCGAAGTTTCCGTTTTCAAAATTGAGATGATTCTGGCCGAAGCCCCAAGCGGGTCGCACTTGCACTGCCCACTTGATCCCGACCGTCGAGGGCCGAGGAAGAATGTCGGTCTTTTCCAGCAGGCGCCGCAGCCTGTAATCGGGCGTGGTCGTAAACATGAACGTGACAGTCGTCATGTCGTAGTTGTCGAACACCGAGGCCTTTCCCGCTCCAAAGACGCTTTCCAGCGCGCGGTTGATGTTCGGCGCGGTCGGCCGCATGGTCAGCTGGAACCAGCGCAGCTTCAGCAGCTTGCGCGCCGACTCGATATCGAGGCTGACCAGGCCATCGTTCGCCCGGCCGAAGTTCCCGTTCTCGAAGTTGGCGTTGTTGACGCCGAAGCCGAACACACCATCCACCCGCCGCGGCGCGCCAATCTCCAGCGACACGCCGAGGATGCGGGCCCAGACCGAAAGCCCAAATTCGTTGGCCGTGTCTAGGTCGAAGACTTCCCGATGCCAGTTCCGCCAGAACTCTGAATGGTGGCTGTCGATCCACGCTTGGTCATTGCGCGCTAGCGCAACCGCGCGCGGCGCGCCTTCGTACTGCCATAGGATCGACCGCATCAGATCGACGGAGAAGTCGAATTGCTGCGTGCCACTCATGAAATCACCACTTGAATGGAACTGCGCTGCGTGCGCGCGATCTGGTCGGGCGGGATCTCCATCGTGTCGGCCGACCAGGCGCCCGAGCCCACTACCGACAGTTCCACCTTCTTCACGAAGATCGTCGGCTCCTGCTGGTTAATGGCGCTGGCAATCTCGAACGTCGAAACGTCGCTACCCACCACAAAACTCACGTCGCCCTCGATGTCGCCGTTGACGTAGTTCATGACCAGATCCGGGACGAGCTGCTGGACGTCCAGCGAATTCGACTTAACCGTGACGCGGATGAGGAGCGCAATCTCCTCCGGGCGGTCGAACTTCACTTCGTACAGCCGGCCGTTCACCGGATCCGCCACATTGACCACGACCGCCCCGTTGTACCCACCACCGACGGTCTTGGTCTCGAAGAGCGCCTGAGCTACCTCCTGATCCGTGCCGCCTTCCACGCATGCCCAGATGCTGTGCTTGCGCATGGGGATTCCGTCGACCACTTGATCGACGTCGGCGTAGTTCTCCAGGTAATAGCAGGACCGAACGGCCTCGATGTCATAGAGCCGCGACACGATTGCCTCGTTGATGGAGGTGGTTTGCAGCGCGAGCGTCTGCGCGCGCCGCCGGCGCAAGAGGACGTCGTTCTCCTCTACCTGACCCGGAATCGCCGCGTCCGGGTTGGTGATCGACTCCCATCCAAGGACGCTGGACGCCACCGTATCAAGACCGCCGGGCGGCACCACAATTTCTCCATCCTGCAGCGCCCGCAGATTCCCGGCTGCCGAGCCGGCCGGGTCCAGAACGACCGCGGCAACCAGCTCGAACTGCTCACCCAGAGATGTCTCCGCGATTGAGCCGGCGGGGACGTTGGTGCCGGGCACACCGCCGAGAATGGCGCCCACGATCAACGACCGCACGCTGCTGCGGCGGCGTCCGCCTGTCAGCGCCATCAGCGAATCGAGGAACACCCCGCCGGCGAGCGCCGGATTGATCTGGTTGGCCAGCTCGGCGTTGTTCCGTGCGATCGCATCACGCTCCTCAGTGATGCGGGTAATCAGCATTCCTTGAGGCGTCGCCGGGTCGGTCGGCATATCCGCGCCGAAGACGGCTCGGAATTCCGCCTCTACCTGGGCGCGCGTCGTGGCCGTATCCGCGACGATGACGCCGCGATTTGCGATGAAACTGTAATCAGCCATTGATCGTTACCGTGCCGTATGTGGTTTGGAGCGTCGCCGCGTACTTCAGCGCCTCGCCCTCGATCTGCGTGACCAAGCTCAGAATGGCCGTCACGTCCGGCGTACTGAGCAGACGCCGGCGCAGAGAGGCCTCGAACTGCGCCAGGTTCGGCTGCTTGCTGAATGCCTCGCGCAGGAACGGGATGCCCTCGTCGTAGGCGTGGATCATCTCCGCGAGCGCTGTGGCGGCGAAATGCTTGGCTTCCTGCGCAACGGCAACGCGATCGTTCACCATGGCCAGATTCCCATTGGGGAGCGTCACGAAGTCGTTATCGTCGTCGGTCTGGAACGAGATCAATTAGGGCCTCCCGAGTTACCGCTTCCGGGTTGCACCCCGCTGTGATTGTGGGTGCTTCCGATGTTCTTGCCGTTATGGGTCAGAGAGCCGCCAGACATCGCCACGTTCCCGCCGCTGGTGGCCACGTTCCCCTTGAATTCGATGTCCCCGATCCATTCCGTTTCAGGAATCTCCACCTTCGCCTTGGGCGCCTTGATCCGAACCTCGCCGGCGTGCAAAGAGATGCAGACCGCACCGTCCAGGGATTGCAGCACCAGGGCGTCGGCGTTCCCGCCGTCGATCGCCCAATCCTTGATCGTGTCGGGAAAGAACATCGCGTCCGAGAACGAGTGCAGGCGTTCCGTGTTCGGCCAGTCTTCCCGGCCGCCGCGCTGGAACATCAGGGACACGTCGCGGTCGTTCGCCTTCAGCCACCCGAAGTCGCCTGGCTTGATCGGGAACCGCATGAAAAAGCCGCCGCCACCGAAGCGAAAGACCGGAATGTTCGGAATGCTGCCGCGCGAGATCTTTTTCCCGTCCGTCGTGCCCACCATGATCAGAGGCTTGACCACCGCCCGGTTGGAGCCGTCGTCATAGGAGACAACCTGGGCTGGCAGCATGTCGTCCAGGTTTTCGCGTATGAACGAGCGGATCCAGGACTTCAGGACGCCTGACAGGCTTCCATCGTTCGCGCCGTCGATATCGGGGGCTACAGTCGGCTGCATGTCGCTTGGTAGAAAAATGGGTCTTCGTGGCTGGCCACGTCGAACTTCAGTTGATCGATCTTGTAGTCGCCGTTCAGGGACCGATTGAATTTGCTCTCCAGGCGCAGCGTGCCGCCCAGGACCGACTCGCCGTCGATCAAGTAGGTCACCTCCACGCCCTTTTCCGTGGCCTTGGGGATGCCCACCATGCCGCTGTTCATGTTCAGGATCTTGACGCGGCCGCGCACGGCTTTGTCGAAGTCCTGCACGATCAGCCTGACGTCGTCCACGAACGCCCGCACGCCGCCGGCCTCTGCCAGGCGGTTCACCTGCCCGAGCGCGCCGCCTGTGTAGGTGTAGTTCGCGATCAACTTGTCCAGCGCCTGAAATTCGAGCGTGGCGCCGATGTCTGTGGCCACCGCCGCGGCGATGACTGAGAGCTTCGACGTCGCCTGCGCACTCTTTGACACGACTGTGCCGTTCGCTGCGTTGCCGGTCTTGGACTTCAAGACGATGTCCACGTCCGGCGGGCTGCTCGGCTCCGCGCTGATGATGTCGCCCGTGTAGACCTTGAATAGGCCGGTGGACACCCGCCCCACCTCCACGACCAGCCGCTTCGGGGTCCGGTTCTTGTTGAACGGGCTGGTCTCAGTCAGCAGGAAGTCCCGTGTCTCGCGGCGCAGGTTCGAGATGGTCACGCTGCACTCGTTCTGCGTCGCGTTGGCGTACTTCGTGCCGCTGGCCTTGATCCGCATCCCATCCCGAGCGCTGTAGTAGTTCATTCGGCCGGAGACCTCGACCCCGATCCGGATCGCGCGTAGGTCAATCATCGATTCCAACCTCCGCCGGTTCCAGATAGATCATCGACTGCGACCGCCCGAACTCCTCCCACCATGGCAGCTCTCCGTCTCTGGTCAGGATGGCGAAGTTTCCCTGGTTACTCAGGTAGCGGTACGGAAGGATGGGGAATTCAGCGATGATCCGTTGGCCCAGGACCAGGTCAACACCATCGCGTCTCACGTCGGCCAGCATGGTCCCGACCGCGACCTTGATCGTCAGCTCCCACAGGACGCCGTTGATCGTGGCAGAGAACGTCTGGTTTGGCACCGCCAGTAGGCTGATGTCTCTCACTTGAACACCCCACTCAAAACGCTGCCCTTCCGCTCGGTCGCAGGACCAGACTCCTGCGAGGTCTGCTGGCCGCGTTTCACGGTGCTGGATTGGCTCTTGTCCTCCACCTTCGCCGGCGGCAGCTCGCCGAACTCGGGCTTGACCTCGATCCATTCCTGCAACCGGATCGGGACGTTGATCGCCATGCCCAACTCGGGCGTCTCGTCATGCGGCATGTCCACGATCAGCATGCTCTCGTAGGACTTGACCTTCGTCTGAACGGTCAGCAGCTTGTTCTGGTCGAACGCCTGACGCAGGGACTCGAACTGGTTGCGCGTGTCTTCCGCCAGCAGGAAGTCGATCTGGATCTCCGTCAGCTCGCGCACGACGTGGTCCGACCGTTCGCTGCCATCCTCGACTGCAAACTTGGTAGCCCGCTTTGCTTCCCTCACCGCGACGCGCATGGGGTGGGCGGACGCGAACAGGGTTTCAAAGCTTTCGGTATCGAGGATCGACACCTGTTGCTGCGTGGATGTCGAAAGGCTGTCAGATAGCTGCATTACCGTTTCACTCCGCTGGCGGAATCAGCTTGCAGGTTCCTTAGCTCATCCTTCAGTTCGCCGCCGATCGACTGGCTGATGCCCTGCGCGTCGGTCGCCTGCGTCTGAACGGTGACCTGGCCAACCTGCACGTTGGTCTCGTTGTGGGTATTGCTGGCGTTCGAGATCGCGTTGGATGTGATCGAGTTCACGGGATTCGCAGCAGCGGTATCCAAAGAAACTCGCGCCGCATTCACGCTCTCAGCCATCCGCCCTTCCGCATGAATGGGGTTCGCATCAACCTGGCGCATCGGCTCCCGGCTCTGCGCGGACGGCTGAGGCGGCGCAAGTTCCGTACGAGGCGGCTCGGTCTTCGGACGGGGACCGCGACGCCATCGCGGGTCGTTCTGTACAGCAGGAAGGTCTGCGTCCTCCGGGCTTTCTACGACGCGCTTTCCCTCAACGGTGGCCGCCTCCGCGCCTTCGGCGGCCCGCTTGTTCTCGGCTGCCGTCGCCTCAGCATTGGCCACGCCTTTAGATACGGTGGTGGCGGTGATCTGAACATCGTCGTCGCCTCCAAAGCCCAGCCACTTGCCGATTTTCTTGATAACCGACGACACGCTATCGAATACGCTTCCTACGTATTCCCATGCGCTCCGGACCACTTTGACGATCGCGTCGAAGATCTCGCGAACGCCGGTTCCCATCGCGGAGAAGGCACCCAAGACCTTGCCGGGGAAGCCTTGAATAACCTCCCAAGCCATTGCAACGGCATCGGCCACACTTTGGAAGGCGGCTTTCACCGCACCGGCCATCGTATTGAACGTCTCGCCGACGCTGGCGCCCATTGTGGCGAACACGCTCACCACCTTGTCCGGGAAGGCCCTGATCACTTCCCAGGATGACGAGATAGCATCCACCACCCACTGGAACGCGGTCTTCACCGCCTCAGCCATCGCCTTTACCGTCTGCCCGACGATGGGATATTTCTCCGAGATCTGCCCGATGAGTGAATCGTTCCCGTCCAGGAAGTTCATCACGTCGTCGTAAAGCAGCGCGAAGAGCGCCACTACCGCAGCGATCGGAGCGGCCACCGCCAGGAACGGGGCGATCAGGGCCCAAACCGCCGCGGAGGCCGATACCACCGCAGGCAGGAACATGGCAGTCAGGATCGTCGTCAGTCCGATGAAGAAGCCCTTCACGAATGTGTCGTGTCGGTTCATCCAGGACACCACCGAATCCAGCTTCTGGATGAACCAGGTGATGGCCGGGAGGATCCAGTCCACGATGCCGCTCGTCGCCACGCCGGCACTCTGCTTCAGCTTGGCCAGGCCTTCCGAGTAGACGCGGACGCGCTCGGCTGACTCCTTCGTTACGACGCCCTGCTCTTTCTGCACGCGAAGCATGCGCTCGACTTCCTGCCGGCCCTTCAGCAGCAGCTCGACCGACCGGTTGTCGGTGATGCCCAGCTCCTTGATGCGAAAGACGGCCTGCTCGCGGCCCATCCCTTCGACGGCGCCAGCGAGTTCAACCATGCCCTGCACGGCGTTTTTGGCTTGGCCGTTGACGTCCTTGAGGCTGATTCCCAGCGACTTGAACGTCTTGGCGCGGCCGGACTCCACATCCTGCAGCGCCTCGCCGATGGACTCCGCCATGTCGGTCAGCGAATCGCGCGCGCCCTGGGCGTCGCCGCCCATCCGTTCAATGGCCTTGCCGAACGCATCCACGTCCTCGATCGCCACGCCCAGCGCGTCGCTGGTGTTGCGGATCTGCTCGACCGTCTGGACGTGGTTGTTGAACGTCTCCAACGCCTTGGAGGCGGCGACCGTGGCCAGGATGGCGGCGCCGATCCGGGTGAAGGCACCCTTGATCTTTTCCTCCATCATGCCGGCGCGCCCCTCGGCGGTCAGCATCGACTTTCCGAACTCGTCGGTCTTCTTCTCCGACTTGTCGATCTCCTTGTTCAGCTTGGAGTTGTCGGCGTCGATGATGTACGTCAGGGCGTCCAGCAAGGCCATGTCACTTCCTCTTTTCCGCTTCCATCGCGCGGATTTCGTTGACCTTGTTGGTCGTGGCGATTTCCCAAAGGTCCATCGCCTCTTCCAGGTCTATTTCGGTTTTGAGCTCGACGAGTCGGGCGAGGCCTGAGCTGACAATTGATCCAATAAAGGGGTCAGCATTGGCATAATCGAGTGGAGACACTTTTCCAGCAGGCAATCGAGGAAACCGCGCTGCCCGCCGAGTCCGAAAAAACCGGTGTTCTCCTCGATCATTTCGATCTCCAGCTTCATCAGCTGGATCCCGTCGTCGACGTGGTTGTCGATCAGGGCCGCAGTGATCAGCCGCTGCTCGCGCCCGTCCAGATCCACCGCCACATAGGCCATGAGCTTTTTCATGACCTCGTCGGAGGTCTGGTAGTCGCCCAACTTGGGGATGTTCGAGAGCGGGTACTTGGCGATCACCTCCCGCGCCACCGTCGCCGGCAGGCGGGAAATGGTGAATGCCTTCTCTACGCCGTCACGGTTCTTGACCATGACGACGCGGGGTTTGATCAGGTCTGCCATGGCGGGCCCTTACGCGCGGGTGCGGGAGAGGTTCTGGAAGGCGAAGGTGTAGGACTTCGACTTGATGCGGCCGGCGGACGCCGGAGAGTTGCCGGGCATGCCATTGGTCATCTTGCCTTCGCTGAGCGTCAGGCTGGCGCCGTCGGGGTACGTGGCCACCAGCGTGATCTCGTCGCGGGCGTGCCGTTTGTTCTTGGCGGCGCGGTTCGCTTCGAAGATGACCGCAAGGTTGTTGTCTTCTTCGCTGCCCGGAATGACGTTCAGCGTGATCGTGATCGGCGTCGGCGCGCTGAACACCACCAAATCGCCGTTCACGTTCATGGCGGGCGTCGCGATGTCGATCGCCGGGATGTCAAACGGATCCGCGTCATCCGCGAAGGCGGTGACGGTGAACCCGGACGGGAAAGACTCGCTGGCCACGCAGCGCACGGCTACGCCGATAGCGGAAGTATCGTACATGTCTGATCCTCAAAAGAAAGGCGGCCCGCAGGCCGCCCAGAATGTTGTTTCCCCGGTCAGACCAGGTTGTGCGAGCCGTCGACCTTGCGAACCATGTCGCCCTTCGAATAGACCAGCGTGTACTTGGCCACGTACTCCGTCACGCCAGATTCGCCCGTGGACTGCTCGACGCTGACGTCGTACCAGTAGCCGTTGTCCTGCACGTCGTGCCAGGCCAGCGGATCGTTCGTCAGCTGCGTGACCGCAACCTTCTGCAGCTCCGTCAACGTCTTGCCGATCAGGATGGTGCCGTTGTTCAGCGCCTTGTTGACCCCGCCCTGGATGATCGCCATGACCATGCCGCGGCCATCGTTGTTGGCCGGAATCTTGTTCGTGGTGAGCAGTAGGCTCATGAGCTGGGCCGTCATGTACGCCTTGAGCCACTGCTCGTTGGCATGCACCGACATGTCCAGGGGCGCCGTCGCGCCGCCCATCAAGTAGCCGCGCTGGAAGAACGAGATTTTCTGCCCGGCGCTGGCCGTCTGGCCATAGTAGTTGATCCGCCGCGCGTCGTAGAAGTCGGCCATCTGGTCGTCAGTCACGTCGGACGTGAGTGTCACGCCGGACTGCCGGAACATGTAGTTGATGGTGGCGTTGGTACGGTCGTAGTCCGTGGCCGCCATCACCGCCATCGGCAGGGTCTCCTTGTACTCGCCCGCGGTCCCATTCAGGATCAGGCCGTTGGAAGCGGTGCCGATCATGGCCGCATTCCATGCGTCGGCCGTCAACGAATCCACCGACCAGAACATCTGATACTTCACGTTCTCGCCGGAGACGTACTCAGCCAGAGGAATTGCGTCTTCCAGGTCCACCGCAACGCCGAACGAGGCCGAGCCGAACGAGTCGGTCACGTTCTCCGCCGCGCGGAAGGCCTCCAGGGGCGACATGGCTACCGAGCCGGGAGAGCTGATGGCTTGGGCACCCTGCAGCGCCAGCATCGCGCCAATATCGCTGCCAGTGGCCGGCGATACCACGATGGCACCCGGGCCCGTGGCGGCGGACTCGACCGTGAAGGAACTGGCGATGGCGTCGTAGGTGACGGTCGCGGCGGTTCCAGTCTGCGCCGTGGCTGCGGTGGCAATCGCCGCCGTGACCAGCTGTGCAACGTTCGTCAGGCTCGTCGCGCCGGAAAGATCCACGCCAGTCAGGGCATAGGTGAACTCGCCGACCTTCATGTTCATGGCGCCGGCGGATACCGCCTGGAAGTCCGCCAGGCTGGCCGAGATCCGGTAACCGTATATGCGGCCGGGACGGGCGACGTCGGGATAGGCCGCGAACTGGAGCTCGGGCGCCTGCGAGGCGGGCGCCGGGCTGACGTAGGAGAAATACTGGCGGGCGAACGCCGCCTCGGGCGAGTCCGAGCCGAAGTAGTCGTCGGCGCCGCCAGGGCGCACCGAGACGATATGGCCGACGGCCACGCGCGGATCGGCGGTGAAGCGCCGGCCGGTCAGCTGCTGCTGGGCGACGGCATTGGCGCCGATCACCGCACTGATGATCCGGACGTAGCGAGTCATCTTGATGGACATGTCTTTTTCCTCAAATGCGATGGGTGGCCGGTGCGACCTGCTCGAAGTGCGCCGTGGCCTGGGTGATACTGCGGTGGTGGGTGAAGATGACGGTGAAGTTCGGGTTGAATTCGAAGTTGTCACGCTCGTTCACGAACGACGGCGTCACGATGTCTGTCGCGCGCTGTACGCCGATGCCGGCCACCGTCATGGCCTGCGTGAACCTCATGGACTGCAGCAGGCCGCGGACGACGGCCAGGACGTCGGAGGCCAGAAGCTGGTCCGGCGCGCTCAGGTCGTCCTCGACGAAGGCCTGGAATTGATACATCGACTCGTTGATCTGGGATTCCGTCGCCGTCAGAGCAGCGCCGTCATCGCGATATTTGCGTGCCTGCCAGCCGCGCTTTCCGCGCCCGACCGGGAAAAAGTAGATGCCGTCGTCGACGCGGCCCTGCTTCGTCGGCTGGAAGGCCGCCAGCACTGGCAGGGTGATCCCCTGCTCTGCCAGCAGCGACAGCAGCGCGCCGCGGATGGTGGCCTCTAGCTGCTTCTGCTTCATGCTGGCCCCACGTCGACGCAAAGGATGCCGCGCCAGCCGTCCTGGCCGTACCAGTCCGCGCCGCCCACGACATCATGCCGGCGCCCGCCATAGATCAGCTGGTCCGGCGCCTCGCCCCGTTGCACGTTTTCCACCGGATGGGACGTGTACAGGTGGAAGTAGCGCTTGGAGGAATCCAGCCCCAGATCACGGATTGTCGAATCGCTCACCGGCTGCCAGGACCCTTGGATCGGTTGGGGCGGCTCGTACTCGTTGACCCACTGCCCGCGCGTGTTCTCGGCCCGCCCCTTGAATTTGAGCCAAACCGGCGTCTGTTGCGCGATCACGCCGGCCGCCAGGCCAAGCAGGTTGATTCCAGGAATCATGATTTATCCTCCACGACGTGGCTGACTGACTGAATCATCTGGCCGGAGTCGACCAAGGGCTTCTTGGACACCCCAGGCGTCTTCTTCCTGGCCTGGCGGGCTTCCAGCGTCGTTTGCTTCAAAGACGGCGTGGTGAGCAGCGAAATCGTCCTGGCGATGTCGCCAGCCGACCGAGCGCCCAGCGCCTCGAAGGCCTGGCCGATGTCGACCTTGCCGTCGATGGCACCGCGCACCGCCCCGGCGATCTGCCGACCCCATTCGGCCTTCTTCTGTTCAGCGGTGGGGCGCATGAACGGCCGGGCCGGGATATTTCCCTGGGGATAGCCGTATTCCTGGATGGCGGCCACGTAGGCGACGGGCGTGCCGTCTGGATACTTCGCCTCCGGAAAGAAGCCGACCCGGATCTGCTTGCCGCCGACGTCCTTCAACGTCGCCTGCAACTTCTCCGCGCCGCCCTTGCGCACCACCTTCATCGGAATCTTCCCCCGCGGATGGACAGGCCGCCAACGTTGCGAAACGCAGCGCGCTCTGGCAGCCCGCCCACGTACACCCCGCCAGCCGCGCAACTCTTGGACAGCGCCAGGAACTGCTGGCCATAGGGAGTTAGGTTCAGCCAGTGCGACCACGAATCCGTCGCGGGCGGCGCCTGGAACGACACACTCACCTTGTCGATGGTGGCCGAGGCCAGCGCGCCGGGCGCCCCGCCGTTTCCCGCCTCGGCATTCAGCCGCAGCTGCAGCAGGTGGGCCGTGATCAGCATCCACAGCTGCTCATTGCACTGACAGCCGCGTCCGCTGGTGTAGCACTGCGCCCATTCCGCCACTGCCAGCACCACCTCATCCGAGACGGCGTTGAACATGGGGAACAAGATCCGGAACTTCGCCAGCGGGAAGTCCATGTCAGGCCTCCGAGCCCTGGACCTTGGCGCCGGCCTGGTTGCGCTTCTTGGCCGTAGCCGGGGTGTCTTGGGCCGACTTATCCGCGGCTTCCAGGTGGCGCTCTGCGAAGGTTTCAGCGTCCTGCTTGTCGTGGCTGGCCGACACGAAGCCGTTCTTGGCATGCGCGTTGAACACGATGTTCTCCTGCAGCAGGTTGAACTCGTCTTCAGTGATGGAGGTGGCCATGCCCTTGGGCGTCACCAGTTGCTTGTTGGCGACGTTGGCCTTGCCGGCGACCAGGACCGAGCGGCCGTCCTTGAGCTGGTAGCGCTGGTCGTTGCTGAGCGTGCAGTAGATATAGATGCGAGACATTTCGACTCCAGAAATGAAAAAGGCCAGGTTTCCCCGGCCCTCTGGTCACTGCGCGACGATCAAGACGCGCTGATGGTCTTGCGCGCGAACGCCCAGGGGCGCAGCACGAAGATGCCCGCCGTGGCGTTGATGGCGTCTTCGATGTAGCCCTTGATGCGGTTCTCGCTGCCCAGGACCTGGTAGCGCACCGGCACGGCCTGAATCAGGCTAGAGCTGGTGATGTCAGACTCGTCCAGATCCGCCGCGTTCTCGACGAACAGGTAGGCCACGTCCAGGCCGCCGTTCGCATCCTTGAACTCCGGCGTGGTGACCACACGCAGATTCGGGAAGTTCTCGTTCAGCCATTGGCGGAACGTCATGCCCGAGGCGGCCGGGCTATACACGCTGAAGATCGAGCGGTAGCCGGTCGGAATCGTGAATTGCAGCTTGGCAGAGTCCTTCAGATCGCCGCCCATCTGGGTTTCGAGCTGGTTGTACATGCCGGTGAACTCAGCGGTCAGCTGGTCGAAGTTCGCGGTCAACCAGGGCGTGGTGGCCGAGACGAAGGCTGGCAGGCTGGGATCGTTCAGCAGGCCGTACACGTTGGTGTCGGGCTGATTGAAGCCGTAGAAGCCAACCTGATTTCGGCTGATGTCCAGCGACTCGGTGGCGGCGCGGCGCTTTTCGTCCGCCGCCTGGTAGCCGATGGCGGCTTGGCGCGCGTCTTCCAGCTTGCCCACCTGAAAGCCCTGCTCGAAGCGCACAATGCCGCGCGATTCGATGGACTGGCGGTAGTCGGCCAGCGGGATGTTGGTCGTGTCGCCGTACAGCTCCGCCTTGGCGGCCGGCTCAGCGACGCGCAGGCTGATCAGCTCGTCTTCCCAGCGCCCGACCGTGGTGATGCCCGCGATCTCATCGATATTGCGCACCTGGGTGACAACGCGCAGGGTCCCCGGCAGCCACGTCTGGAGCATGTGCGACAGCATCGCGCCGTTCGACACAGCCGGGCCGGTCAGGGCCGAGTCCATCGCGCGCACGCCGACGCCGAGGTTCTCCAGGTCTTCGAAGCCGATCTTGGCATCGCTGCCCAGCTTGACGGCGCCGCGCGAGAGGGCCAGGCGGCCGCTCATGTGCATGTGCACCTTAGATTGAGTTTTTGCCATGATTTCTGGTTCCTTTGATCAGGGCGTGACGGGCGCGGTCGGCAGCTTCACCAGACCATTGAGGGCGATCACCGCCAGACGCGGGGTCTCAGCGCTGGGTTCGTGGCGGGCAATGTGAGCGCCGGGGATCACGGTGCCGGCTTCGCCCGCCGAGATGACGCCCGTTGTCGCGTTGAACGACACCGGGTCGCCGATATTGCCATCGTTGCCCAGCTGGACGTAGACCTCGCCCATGGTCAGGAACTCGCCGACCGTGGCGTTGCGCGCGTACTCGACGTCGATCGCATAGGCCTTGGGGTTGATCATGATGCCGGCGAACGCGCCGGCTCCGCCCACTTCGACGTCGTCCGTACCGGCCTTGTAGGTGAAAGCGCGGCCGAAGACGTTGTTGGATTCGGTGGCCGAGTCGATCACTGCCGATGCGGCGCGGGTCGGGCCGTCATGGCTGATGTTGCCCGGGATACCAGACAGCAGATAGGTTCGTGCGGTGTTCGGGATCATTGCTTTTCGCCCCAGACTTTGGCGGCCGTGTCTTCGGCGCGCACGGTTTTGGAATCGCTGACGATCTTGTCGGCGTCGGATTTGGCGGCCTGCAGGTAGCCTTGCAGCACCGCGAGCTCTGCGCCGTCCTGCGCCTTAAGGCCCAGCTTCTTCACGGCGTACTTGGCGACGTGGTCGGCCGAGACCAGCAGCGCGCTGTCGAAGGCGCCGATGAACGGCGTCACGCGCTTGACCAGCGCGTCGCGGTCGGCGATCTGCTTGATCACCGCGGCGGCGTCATTGGCCTTGATCTCGGTGCGCAGCGAGCCGATCATGCCCATGACCTGAGCGTCCGCGGCGCGCGCGGCGATCTTGTTCTTGGCGGCGCCCAGTTTGGCCAGGGCGGCGTCCAGGGCCTTGCGGCTGTCGGCCGTGGGGGCTGCCTTCACTGCCTCGGCAGCAGCCTCGACTTCCTCAAGGGCAGCCGTGACCTCTTCGATCGCAGCCGTGGCCGACTCGACGGCGCTGGTTGCCTGCTCGGCAGCCGCGGCGGTCTCCTCGACTGCGTCCTTTTCTTCCGTCGTAACTGCGCCGGGGGCCGCCGGCGGATCCGCGTCCGTGACAGCCTCCTTGTTGGGGTCGTTGTCCGAGACAGCGGCAGCTTGTTCCGCCAAGATTTTCTCGATCAACGCCCGCAATGCTTGTTCCATTTCGGGGGTGATTTCCATATTGATGAACTCCGCTGAGTCGTATGTGATGGTGAGGCAGTCCTGTACAGCCACGTCCGGCCCCGTCCTGCCCTCTTTCACGGACGCCAGATGATTGAATCGAATGTCGCGCTGGATGACCTGGTACTGCTTGCCATCAAACACGCCTTCGGTAAAGTCGTACCAACAGCGGTAGCTGGGCGAAAGCTCCACCTTGCCGCGGTCGATCAGGTTCTGCATGAAGCCGGAGTAGGCTCGGATGCTGTTGCGTATGTAGGGGTAGTCGAACCGGGCAGTCTCGCCCGTGGTTCCCTGCACTCCCTTCTTTTCGGCCGGCGTTCCGTCCTTGCCCAGGAACTCGTGCTCGTCGATCCAGGGCACCAGGTTGGCCGAGGCAATGGTCTCGGGCTTCTCCAGCTCTTCCTGCGGCCGATACACCTGGTAGATCCGGTCGGGGTCCGGCGCGCCGATCTCGCTCCCCAGGTATGGGAACACCCCTACCTTCGTGATCGGGTTGTCGCGCACCAGCAGGTAGCCGTTGACGTCAGTTTGTCGCTTGCTCATCGAGGTACTGGGTAAAGTCGATCACCGGGCGCATCTTGCATTTGCACCCGATCAACGCACCGGGAAGGCCACGCTGCCCAGTGCGCTTGTCGATGATCGGAGGGTTATCGAGGTCGAAAACCTGCCCGTCGTAATGGACGTGCAGCTCGCGCGGCTCAGCACCTCCGCCGCTGTGTATCCATTCGAACTGCTTGACACCGGCGGCCTTCATCCGCTCATCGTTCATAGCGGACGTGATCTTGCGCGTCTGGTCGACGGCGATCAGCTTCGCGCGGTTCCGAGTCACCTTGTTCAGGCTCTTGATCTCGTCGAAGATCTGCCCGCTGCCCTGGCCGCCCGACTGGATCGACCGCATGACGATGCCCTGGATGCGGTCCTGGAACTGCGCCGGGATGCTCTTGATTAGACCAACGTTCTCCGCCGTGCTTGCCAGGACCTTGTCGTAAAGGCCGGCAGGCATCTGGAATGTCTTGATGGTCAGCCCGCCCGACATGTCCCGCAGCGAGGCGCCCAGGTTCTGCTTGGAAAACCTGTCCACTTGGCCGATCGTGCGATTTGCGAGCGGGCCCGCTTTCTCGGCAAAGGCCTTGCTCCACTTCCGTCCCAGTTCACCCAGGATGCGGCGCGCCTGGGTGGTCACGCTCTCGTCCTGGGTGATTTCAGGGTTGCCGCGGTACAGCCGGCGCAGCGCCGCGTCGTACTCGGCCAGCATGCCGTCAATCATCGACTCCATGCTGGCGCGGTACCGGCCCTCAACGGCGACCGGGTACGCCAGCGCCGAGCCCTTGAACTGGGTTGCCTGTTGCTGCTGCCCCCAAGCCTGGCGCCGCTTCGTTACCATTTTCTTCGGCATCTACGAACTCGGCTTCTTCGATATTGTGGTAGTCGCCCTCGCGGTCTTCGCGTAGACGGTCGCGGATGTCCTCCGCGTCGATGGCCCCGGTATTGAACAGCACCCCGTCTCGGTCTGCCTTGATCTTGTCGATTTCGGCCCATTCCTTGGCGGTCGGGCTGTCCACCGGCATCCACTGAATGGCGATGTCGGCCGGTAGCGTGATGTTTTCGGACTTGGCCAGCAGCCGGTAATGCGTCTCCAGCAAGGGGGTCATATCGTTGGACTGAATGCTCTCCAGGTCTTCCCGATACACCGAGCGCTCATAGTCGCCCGTGGCGTTGAAGCCCTTAGGCTGAGTGCCAAGCAGCTTCGTGGCCGGCACGTTCGCCACGGAGGCGGCGAGCTGGTACTGGGTCATGATGACCGTGTCCACGTCGCCCAGGGCGGTGTCGAACTGCTGAATGGTCTCCTCGACACCGCCGACTCGGACGCCGTAGTTGTCGCGGTAAGCGACCCACTCCGCCAGGTTCTTCTCCAGTTCCTCGCGGTTGGTCAGGGCCGCATCGCCCACGCTCAGAGACGTCAGCCGCTTGGTCATCAGCAGCTGCGGCCCTTCGTTCGCGCTGCGCTCGGCCGCGTAGGCACGCTCCATCATGCGCTGAGGCACGCTCACGCCCAGGTAGCGGTAGTGCGGCTTCAGATAGTCCGGCACCGGGTACGGCACGAAAATCCGAAGGTGGGACTTGTGATAGACCCGGTCCTTGATTTTCCAGAACGTCGGCTCGTAGTAGCTCTGGCTGGCCGGGTCGTTCAGGTTGTCCTCGGTCAGCACCGGCGTGACCCAGTTCGGGTCGATCTGGGACATGCCGCGGTACGTGCCCGCCTGCACGCCGTCCAGATTGAACGGCGCCTTGTAATACTCCTCGGGGTTGGCCGCCTCGACGTCGAACAGCACGATCCGGCCACCGTACACGCGCCCGAAGTGCACCAGCTCGCGCAAGTGGCGCTTGACCGCGTAATTCTTGTCGCCTGCCATCAGGCGGCCTGAGATATCGTCCGAGCCGCACGTCAGCAGGTAACCATTGCGCACCGCGTCGCGCGCGGGCATGTTGCACGCCTTGTCGATCAGCCAGTTCGTGGCCAGCATCGCGCAGGCCTGATACCCGATGAAGATGCTGCCCGCGGCGTAGAAGCCAAGCTGCGCTTCATTGACAGGCGTGAAGCTGGCCGTCTTGGGCGTCGGGCGCTCGCCGATGTAGCCGTTGTCTGACGCGACCGTGGGCGCGCCGCTGGGCTGTTCGAAGGCCGGCATCTCGAAACGTGCCTGGAATTTGTCACCCAGGGGATGCGTGGAGAACAGGCCGCGCCGCTTGGGCGCCGGCGCGGGCTCTTGGCTCCGTCGTAACAGGTGAGAGAGGAGTTTCATCCGAAGAATCCGCGTTTTGCTGAGATCAGCTCGGCGAAAGCTCGTGAAAGCCCGTCTACCTGATCGTCATGTTTTCCATTGGGGAACGTCCGCAGTTCGTCGATCAACGGCTTGTTCCATTCGCCGCGCACCATCAGCACGTTGCCGACGTTCACCTGGGCGGCGAATGGTTCGGCGCGCACGATCTTGTCGCCGCTCTCGGGGCTGCTCACGATCCGGTAGCCAGGCATGCCGCGCGTCAGATACAGCACCTGCGTCTTGCCGGCCTGGCCCGGGTCCTGCGGGATGCTGATACGCACCTGCCGGCCGTCCAGCGCGGCGGTGTTCTCCAGCGCCTTATCGCGTCGGTCTGGCCCCCACTGGCCGCGCACCATGTCGCCGATCACGTACTGACCGGTCGGCAGGCGGCCCAGCTTCGGGCCAGCCGTGAAATCGCCCGCGCCTTCGGTGCTGGCGAAGTCCCAGCCGCGCACCCAATCGATGCGGCCGGCAGGCAGCGCGTCGAGGATCTGGATCTGGTCGGGCCTGAACAGGTCACCATCCAGCGGCGTCGGCAACTGCTGGTACAGCGACGACCAGGTGCGCGAGTTGCTTTCGAACTGCGCCCAGTGCTGGCGATCGAACCATTCCGGCCAGAGGTATTCGCCGCGGGTGCGGCCCAGCGGGTCGCTGTCGACCTCGCAGCGCGCCTGGATGCATAGCACTTCCCAGTCGTTGCCGTCCTTGCAGCGGATCAGGCCGCTTTCGCCCTTCCAGTCTTCTGGAAGAATCCGGCCAGCCAGGTCGTCCTCATGCCAGCGCGTGGTGATCAACACGATCCAGCCGCCGGGAATCAACCGGGTCTTCAGGTCGTCCTCATAGGCGTCCCAGGTTTTATTCCGGATCGTGTCGGAGTTCGCCTGCTCGCGGCCCTTGATCGGGTCGTCGATGATGATGCCGTGCGCGCGGTTGCCGGTGACGCCTGACAGGATGCCGCAGGCCATGTATTCGCTGCCGTTCGACAGCGCGAATTCCTGGGCGGCGTTCGAATCCGACACCAGCGCGGCGCCCCAGATATTCCGATAGCGCGGCTGCTTGATGATCGAGCGCGTGCGGCGCCCCATCTTGCGTGCCAGGTCGTCGCCGTAGCTGGCCAGGATCACCCGGCGCCCCGGCGTGGCGCCGAGATACTTCGAAGGGAACACCACCGACGCATACGTCGACTTGGCGCTGCCCGGCGGCATGCACACGATCATCCGTCCGTGCCGGCGCTGGCTGGTCTCTTCCAGCTTCGCCAGCAACAGGCGGTGGTGCACCGCCATGGTCGTCTCGATGGGCTCGAAAAACTCGGTGTCCGGGTCTTCCTCATCCACCGGCCGCCCCGGAACTTCGATCGCATTGGCGTACTGGAGGATGTCAGCCCTCGCCCGCCTCCGGATCAGCACTTCTCGGGCCGCTTCCTGTCGCGATGGCAAGTAGCTCTTCGTCGGTGAGGTCATCAGCCTTCCGCGGCGTCGTGTTCAGGTTGATCTGCTGCGGCGTCGGCAGGATGCCGTAGGCCTCGCGCTCCAGCGGGATCAGCACCTTCAGCATGTCGGCCAGCTTCTTGGCGCCGTCGAGACGCCCCGCACTGGATATCGCACGCCGGTAGACCTCGGCCCGCTTGTCGGCGGCCGCGTCGCCCTCGCCATGCAGGAACTCGCCCAGTTCTTGGAACAGGCCGGGAGTGTTCGTCTCTGCCTCAATCTCGCTCATCAGGGTGTCGCACAGGGTGCGCATGCGGGTCAGCGATGTCTTGTGCGACAGCTTGACCTCTGCCACCAGCTTGGCGCCGATGGCCACCGCCTCTGTCTCGCGGTACGCAATCGTTTCATCGCGTACCTGTTTGCGTACCTCTTCCCTGCGTACTAGCTCGTCGGCCTTGGCTTGCACCTTGGCTTGCAGGTCGCGGGGCCACTCGTCGCGCTTGGCACGCTTGCGGATGGCCCCCTCTGTGATGCCGTGCAGGGTGGCGAGCTCGCGCAGGGACATGACGCCCGCGCGGTAGCCCGCCTCGATGCGCTCCCAGTCGGGTGGCGCCTTCTTGGGCTGTGTCATTCGGTTCTCGGTGTGGTTGCCCCCATCCGACTACCCGCCACGGCGGGCTGGGCGCGGCGGTTCTCGTCGTGCGGGCCACCGGCGACAAGACCGGCAAGAAGTGTCCCGCGCATTTGCCCCTGCGCGGGCGCCAGGCCTGCTGAGGCGACTCATGGGATATTGTGGGTTGTGGGGCCCCTCCCCAGCTGACATCCCGTCGCGGGTGGAGTTGTCGGGCGGCGCCGGTCGGAGCCAGCGATACGGGGCTATCCCCGATTGCAGCATTGGCCAATGGCGCGCTGCTGGCTGGACGATTGCGGCGGCTATTCCCACAGAGCAGAGGCCGGAGCATGACGTCTGCCTGCCGGTGCCCAGGCGGCCCGGCTGACGGTTCTCTCTGGCCCCTGCTCTCTGGAAGCGCCTATGAAAAAAGCCCCGGCTTTCGCTCGGGGCTCTGTTTCTTCCGGACGCACGATGCCCGCCATGGGCATCGGGTCACGTCGTTAGACGGTAGTCAGGTTGTCTTGACGGCGATTATGCACAACTGCGCCGTACCGCGCAACAAAATCTTCGAAGTTGCCGACGGCGCGCACCAGAATGTCGTCGTACTCGCGCAATCTGATGCCCTGCGCGCGGCATGTCGCCTTCCAGTACGCGCGCTGGACGTAGTGGGCGCGCAGCAGTTCCCGGTGCTGGTGCAGCATGCGGTAAACCGAGTTGCGCCAGGCGGCTTCGATGAAGCTGGCGTCATCTTCGTCCATCTCCTTTTCCGGTTCCTCGCCGCGCGGTAGCTTGCCGGCCTGCTTTGCCAGCATGCGGCAGATCTCGTAGGTCGGTGACACGCCGTATCCGCCGCGGCTGCGCATGACGTCGCCCCAGTTCTCCAGGCGCTCGTGGAAGTCGGCCGGCAGCCGGTACAGCAACAGTTTGGGGATGCTCATGGCGCGGTGCGCTCCTCGTACTTCGAACAACGTTGGCCGATTTCCTCGCCCAGTGCGCAGCGCAGAACACGCCGGCCGCCGAAGGGGCTGGTTATCAGGCGGATTTCCTTGCAGCCGGCGCAGGTTCGCGCGGGCGGCGGTTCTTGGCGGCGCTCCAGCAGCTTGGCTGGGTCGCCGCGCTCAGATTGGCGTGCCCATGTCATCGAGATACGCCCCATGCGCGCGGGTAAGATGGAACATTCAAATCTTTCATAGGTGCACCATGACTGTCCCTGTCTCCATCTTCACCGGTGGTTCCAACAATGAAGACCTGATCAGCCGCGAGCCCGGCGTCGAAGAACACGCCGATGGCTTCGAAGGCTTCGTCGCACTGACTGCGAATCGCCCCAATGGCGTTCGCACTCGCAGTGTCTACACCGGCACCGTTCGCAAGACCGAAAGCGAGGCGATGGAAGATGCCAAACAGCTGGTGATCTCTATCGACCCGGACGAATACGTCTAGGGTGTTCATGCCGCTCGCTCCTGGATGCCTGCCAGTGAACGCAATGGCCCCTGCTCGGCCCGTGCCCGCTGGGCCGCCAAGGCCATCGCCGGGGGCAGAGTCAGCGGACGCGGCGCCGCTCTAGTGCCGGGCACGACCGTCACAGGCCCCCGGTACGGCTGTTCCGGCTTCGGCTCTTTAGGTGCCTTCGCCGCGTATGGCGCCAGCTCCTTCTCGAACAGGCCGACCAGCGATGCATTCAGCCAGCGGTCGTAGGCTTCCCTGGGCGTCTCACCGCGGCGCGACATGCCGGCGTCGAAGCATTCCCACAGGCCCAGATCGTCCTTGCGCAGGCGTGGGCGGATCCGTTCGCCCGGGTTCTCGCGCTTGGCGGGCTTCTTGGGCCGCGGCCTGGTCGGGATCTCGCCGGCCTTCTCCCGGTGGCGGCGCACCAGCTGCCCGATGCGGCTGGCCGACACGCCATACTCCAGCGCCAGTTCGCCGGTGGCTTCGCCGTCCAGCCGGCGCTGGACGATTTCCGCGTTGCGCGCGGTCTGCTCGTGGGTGGTCATGATTTGCGCTCCTGTGCTACCGCCCAATGCAGGATTGCCAGGGCGTCGGCGTCGTTGTCGGTCTCGGGGTGGAATCCGCGGACACGCGCCTGGGCCAGCATGGCGGCCTTGTCGGCGTTGCCCTTACCCGTCCAGTGCTTCTTGATCGTGCCCACTCCCACCGGCACCAGCCGCACGCGGTGGCTGTCGGCGACCAGCTCGGTAAGCGCCAGGAATGCGCCATAGGCATGTGCCGCGTCCGTGCCGATGTGGCGCTTCACGTCCTCGTAGGCAATGACGTGGACGTTGTGCCGCGCCACCACCTCGTGCAGGAACGTGCGGAAGCGCTGCCAGCGCTGGCCGGGGGACCACGACTTGCGCGGCGCGAAGGATTCGGTGCCATGGGTGATCTGGCCGCCGCGAGGAAGCAGCGCCCAGCCCGTCTTCGTGCCCAGATCCAGCGCCAGGATGCAGACGTTGATCGCGGCGGCCGGCGTCTCGGGCGCAAGCAGCCCGGCCTGGGCAGCATCCAGCCCAAGAGGCCGGGACTGCACGCGCGCGAAGCTGTCCGGCGCGTCCTGCATGCTCGCCAGCGTTCCCGCCATGGGGTCGTAGGATTCGGTAGGGGTGAGATTCATGCCAGGGCTCCGATCATTTCCATGGGTTGGCGACGCTTGTCGCTGGTGAATTGCAGGCTGTCGGCATGGCGCCAGAGGTTGATGCGCCCTTCCCATTCGCCGTGCCGGTTCTTGTCGCAGATAAGCAACGCGTCGGGCTGTTCCAGGGTGTCGGCGGCCACCTCGCCGTCCTTGCGCAGTTCGGCCTCGGCGATGCGCTCCTTGCGCTTGTTCCGCCACACGGTGAGCATCTGGTCGACCTGGTCGACGATGGCGCCCGATCCCTTGGCCGAAAACTTGCCGGGGACTTTGTCCTCGTCCTCGCCCTTCTTGGCGTGGTGCACCAGGTGTACGTGCATGCCCAGGTCGCGCGCCAGCGAGCAGAGCATGTCCACGAAATCCTTCTGGCCGTTGTAGTCATCCTCGCCGCGGACGCACTTCATGAGGCTGTCGATGACCAGGTGCCGGACCTTCAAGCGGTCCGCGCAGTAGCGCGCCACGGCGTAGAGCATCGGCGGTGTTACGCTGCCCTGCTGGTCGTAGAGCCACAGGCGATCGCGCGACCAGTCGATGAGGCGATCCACGGCCTGCACGCTGGGCCGGCTGTTCATCGCGGTCTGGCGCAGCATCCGCTTGAGCGTCGCCTGGGGCTTCATTTCGAACGAGGCGATGCACACGCGTTCGGCCTGGCTGGCGAAGCCGATGCAGGCTTGGCCGAGCAGTTCGCTCTTGCCGTGGCCGTTGATGCCCTGCCACAGCGTGACTTCGCCCGGGCGGAAGCGCAGCAGATCGTGGGTCTTGGCCCACGGGAGCTTTGCCCCGGTGATCTGCTCGCCGTGTTCGACGGCGCGCGCCAACTCGTCGCGCCAAGCCTCGGCCGCCAGCACCTTGGCCTGGGGCTCGGTCGCCGCCATGTACGCCTGGAAGTCGATATCGTCGGAACTGAAAATCTGGCTCATGCCAGGTACTCCTGGGTTTCCTGCGCCGGCTGCCAGATGATCAGGCCCCACGGCCCGGAGGCGATGACCTTGGCCGGTGAGCATTCGGACACCCGGCGCATCAGCTGCAGCGCGCGGCGACGGTTCGGCGCGAGGATGTGGACGACCAGACCGACCACCACGCGCAGGTCCAGCGCCGCGGCATTCTCGTCGTCACGAATGTGGATCTCGGGCAGGCCAACCCAGCGACCGTTCGTCATCCGGCCAAGCTGGGCCTCGGGGTGTGTGAAGCTGCCGTAGGCCTGGTCTTCCGGCACGCAGGACACCCACACGTCGGCCGGCTGGTAGCCCTGCATCCGGGCGTCGAAGAGGGATTGATGACCGATCACACTGCCCCCGTCCAAGGCTGGTCGTGCCCCAGGACGCCCTGCGGCGCCGTGTCTGCCTTCGGGGCGTAGAACGTGTCCCAGGCATGCAGGATGGTCTGGTCCAGCATGGTCGCCACGTCGTGCCCAGCGCCGCGAAGGGTGTCGAGCTTGCCCACGGCCAGCTTGCGGGCGGCGTCGGTCATCGGCTTTTTCTTCCGCCGCCGCATTTCCTCGAACTGCTTCCAGGGTTCGGCAGGAACCCAGCCCGGCAGCTTCCAGCCCTCTCCCCCCGCCGGGGGGTTAGGGGGGTTCTTTTTATCTTCTCTATTCTTCTCTTCTCTAGTCCGCTTTTTGTCCGCTTCCGAAGCGGACAAATTCCGGTCGTTTCGCTTCCTGTCTGCGTCCTGCGCACGCTTCTTGGCAGACTGGCCGTTGTGCTCGTCAAACTGGGGCATCCAGAGGGAAAAGCCGTCAAATTCCAGCCAACCGACGGCGGTCATGGCTTCCGAAAATCCGGGGAAACCGATGGTCTCGTCCATCACCTTCGGCGTGTAACCTTCCAGCTTTCCGTCAACCGAGTGGGCATCAAACAGCCCCCAAACGGACAAAAGTCCGCCAATCACGCGCAGTCTGTCCGCTTCACAAGCGGACGCAATGCGGACAACCTTCGGATGCGTCGGGAGGTCGACGCGCATCTTGATCCAGTCAGCAGCCATTACGGGGCCTCCTTCATCTTGTCGTCGTTCGCGGCCATCTTCTGGGCGCGCACGGGTTGCCACCGCGTGTAGGCCCAGTTCCAGGTGGCGCGCTTGATTTCGCGGTCTATCCCGCTCTGGTCATAGAGCGCATGGCAGAAGTGGCAGGCGGGAACGGTGAAACGATCGGGCACCTTGAAGCCCATGCCCTTCCCTTCGTTCTGATGCGCCGGTACGACGGTGGGGTCGTCCTGGTAGCTCTTGCAGCCGGGGAAGTTCAAGTAGCAGCACTCGCCTTTGCACGCGACCAGGTACTTCGGTTCGTGGCCCGCGCGCTTCTTCGGTGCGCGGCGCTTGAATGGGGTGCGCTGCAGGCCGGTGGAGGCCTTGAGCGGGGTCTTGCGGGTCAGGGGCGCGGGTCTCATGGCGCCACTGTTGCGCAGACCGATAGCCGGAATCCCGTCTTTTTTCATGGCCGGGCCTCCCGCGATCGAAACTCGACGCCCAGCTCAGCTCCGGCCGCCTCGACCTGGGTCAGGTACTGCGCCATGCCCTTGATGGTCAGCATGGTGGTGCTGCCCACCAGCGCGCGATCGCCGCGCGGGGTGATCTGCCACTTTACGTATCCATCCAGGCACAGCTCCGGGTCGAATTCCTCGGGCAGGAATTCGCGCTTGAAATGCTCGTGCCACGCCTCGGCGGTGAAGCGCTTACCGCCCACCCACGCCTGTTCGGCGATGTCGGACAGGGGTCCCTTCCACATCAGCGCGTTCTGAGACAGCTTGCGGGGCTTCACGCGCTCACGCACGACCACCTCCAGCGGCTCGTCGGCGTCCAGCGGCAGGTTGGCCAGGAACTTCTGCGCAGCCGCCTGCTGGCTCGGGCTCAGCAGGATGAAGGTCTTGGGGTTCAGGAGGCGCTGGCGCATTCCTACCTCGAACTGCAATCACCCGCACCGGCGCGCGCGCAATAACAGTTGGCGCCGATCTTTGCACCGTAGGCCAGGAAGTCCATGTAAGCAGGCGTGGTGACGACCATTCCCAAGACCTCGATCGCCGCGTCGATCTTGTCGATCGTCACGCCCATGCCGCCGGACAAAAACTTGCTGACCTGGCTGCTATCCCATTCCAGGCGATCACGCACGATGCCGCAGGTTTTGGGGTTGGTCAGGGCGTTCCGAAGCGCCTGTTCCATAGAGGGCTTCTGAACGTGAAATTGCACCGATGCAGGCGCGTTCATTTGCGTTCAACCTTGTTCAAAAAGATCTGCATGCAGTTGCATGCGGGGCCGCGCACACTGGCGGCATGAAAAAACTCACTGAAACCGAACAGCTTCTGCAGCACGCCCAGGACATCGCCCGCCGGACCTTCGTGGACCCGAGCGAAAAGGCTGTGCTGGATATCTTTGATGAGCTGCGCGCCGAGCGTGACCGCATGGCCTGGGCGACGGACGACCGCGCTGGCGCGGCGGTGCACTGAGCTATGTCCATCGAATTGGGCGCCCTGCCCCTTCCCCGTAAACTGGCTGCTCTCACACAAACCGTTCTTGGAAAAGGAGCTGGGCATGGGCGTGAAATTCTTCTTGCCGGAGGCGGCAGACGCAGATATGGCCGAGCGGCAGTACGCGCTGTTCATTCGGTATGCCTCCGGGTATGGACACCTTCGTCCCGAGGCGCGGATCTATTCGCTGGTTTTTCATCACAAGGGCGAGCCATTTCGAGCGACGGTCGGCGAACCGATTGCTGGCTGGCGCGACCCGGTAGGCCGAGTCCTCGCCATAGTCGAATCGCGACAGCTCGTGTACGTGCACACAGAAAGAGGAGTCGTACGTGGAGACGGGCCGATCCTGGCGGGCCATCCAGACGACTGCCGCGATCGCCAGTGGTTCGAAGACTTTCCTCCTCGACGACAACAGCAGCCTTGATCAGGCGCCAGCGGTATGCGAAGTCACGCATGTTGGGCTTCCTGCTGCGCCGGCGCGGGGTCGGCGGCGCCCTTCCCGCCAGTCCGGCGCATTTCTTTCCGGTGCAGTCTGATGAGACGTTGGCCATCCGCCCACTTAAGGTCTCGGTATCTGCCTTTGCAGATATCGGCCACCCAGGATTGCGGCTTGTCGCCCATCGCTTTCGCGATTCGGGCTTGCGTCCAGCCGACGGATTGCAATTCGGAGATGAGGTTTTTCCAGTCCATGCGCCATTTAATCGCAATTGCGCTTATCAAGCAAGCGCCATTGCGATTGTCGTAAGTATCACAATTGCGATATGAGCGCCCTTAAAGACCGCCTCGCCGAAGCGAGAACTGAATCCGGAATGTCCCAGGCCCAATTGGCGAAAGCTGTGGGTGCCGGGCAATCTACGATCGCGAGCATCGAGAACGGCAGGAATAAGGGATCGTCCCTTTTCCTGGATCTGGCCCGCGCTCTGGGTGTAAACGTCGAATGGCTGATGGACGGGGCTGGGCCCAAGCGCGGCGCCGCGGACGGGAGCGTAGCGGCACCGCGCAAAGTGGAATCTTCGTGGCCATTTCCCAACATCTCGGAGAGCGAGGTTTGTGCGCTGCCGCCGGCCGAGCTGAGCGCGCTACAGGGTGCCCTCGCCCTGGCGATCGCCCAGCTGAAGCTCGGTATCAAGGTATCGCCGCCCGTTCCTGGAGCCGCGACTTCGAGCGGCTCGGCAATGGAGGCGCATAAGCCGGGCGACCTGGTAGATATGGACGTCGCGGATGATGCCTTCCCGATGCGGATGGCGGGTCTCCCGCCGGCCCCCTGGGAAGGCGGAAAAACGACGTTGCAGGCTGAGCGCGACGCGCGAATCCGCATCAGCACGGAGGCCGGCGTAATTGCAAACGTCGGTGCCGGTGAACCGCCCGCAGCAAACGACAAGTTCGAGAAGGTCCCCGAGCTGGCGGACGTGCGCCTGGCAGCAGGCGAGCCGATCGAGAACCACACAGAAGAACAGACGGGCATGATCCAGTTCCGCCGTTCCTTCCTAAAGTCGGTGGGCGCGGACAATGGCAAGGCCTGCGTGGTGTATGCGAAGGGCGACAGCATGGAGCCGGTCATTCGCGATGGCGCCGCCCTTCTGGTAGTGCCAAACGAGAACCTGACGGTGCGCGATCTGGCCGCCGGCGGCGTCTATGCCCTCAACTACGACGGCAAGATGATCGTAAAGACCGTGGCGCGCGACAAGCTTACGCAGCGATGGGTTGCCAGGTCGTTCAATCCAGCCTACCCAGATATCCCGCTTGAGAACGGGCACCCGGTGCGCGTGCTTGGTCAGGTAGTCTGGGCCGGCGCGCGGCTACGCGATGACGAGGCCGGCCAATGGGTTCGCCAGCGGTAACCGAACCCCGCTTCGCCAGGTAGGAAGAAAGCCGCCTGCGGGCGGTTTTTTCATAACCGTAAATTTCTTTTGCGATTGCCACTCTGCAAAGAGGCTCGCACACGACTGAAATTTATAATCGCAATTGCGCTTGACACTATCAATCGCAAATGCGATTATTCCTCCCATGCACTCACCACCCGGTGAGCAACAGGGAGAACAGCATGAGCAACGCAGCAAACCTGAAGCGCGAGGTAGCCGATGCCCGCGAATACGTAGGGAAGATCGGCCGCCCGCAGCATCCCTTCCGCGACGGCTCCGTCGGCAACCTTCATCGGCTGGAAGTTGCCAGCGAGATCGGCCACCAGGAATACACAGGTTCCACGAATTACTGGAAGGACAAGGCCTTCGATCTGGCGCTGGCGAAGGTTGTGCGTGCCCGCTTTGCTGAACTGTCGGCTGCGGCTCTGGAGCTGATGGAGCAGGAATACAAGACCGCCCGGATCGCCGAGAAGGAGGCGATCCTGGCCAGCCTCGCCGAAATCGAGGCGTTGGAATCCGAAGCCTGACCACCCCGCCCCGGGTGCCGGGGCAAGGAGACATCCATGTCCATCATCTTCGAAGCGACCACCGCCGAGCAGGCCATCAGCGCGATGCAGACCTATGGCGGCACGTTCATCAAGCAGCTTGCGCACCTGTGGTGCGTGGCTGATCCGGTCAACCGCGGCCGCCTGCAGCTGGCCTTCCGCGCTGAGTTCGACAAGTACGCCGAGGACGCCAAGATCCTGAAGCATTACCAGGGCATGGCGCGCGAGGCTGAGCTGGCTGCCAGGAACTGATGCCATGGGTGCCTATCACGCACAACTGATGGACGACCTGCTGCGGGTCGCGCCGCCCTACTCGCTGCCGCATGAGCCGGACGAGGACGCGCCCACGGTGACGAAGGCGCGCGCGGTGGCCTTGGTGGTGGCCTGCCTCGCCAACGAAGAGCCGGCCGCCTTTGGTCTGTCCGCCAAGGACTGGGCCGAACACCTGATGAACGAGCTGGCCGACAACCAAGGCGCGGTGCTGCTGGTGCTGCTGATAGGCGCCAGCGTGCCGAGCGTGGGCGAGTTCCTGGCCGGTCATCTGGGTGACTGCATCGAGGGCTTGGCCAACCGCCAGCTTGCCGAAATGGACCCCGACGAAGCGGAGGCCTGCAAATGATCGCCTTCGTCCTGATCGGCGTGCTGTGCCTCTACGACGCGATCGTCGACGCCTGGGGGCCCCGCAAATGACCGCCGCCATCTGGGGCCTGTGCGCCCTTTACGCAATTGCCCTGATCGGCGACGCCTTGGTGGCGCGCTGCTGGAGAGACGAATGAAGACGAAATTTACGCCTGGACCATGGCACACCGGCGAACCCTTCGAGACCTTCCCTGGAGCTGGGCTGCGCTTTCACATTTCTCAGGCTGAAGGTGCGCCGTACACGCCGCACTACTCGGACGTTGCGCAGTTCGTCGCCGAGACCATTTCCAGCGAAAAGCTTGCGATCCAGCAAGCCAACGCCCGCCTGATCGCCGCCGCGCCGGAGCTGCTTCAGGCGCTGGAGGATTTGAAGAGCGAACTGGTTTTGTCGGACGTAGATCCGGGCTACATCGAATCTCACTTCCGACCCTCGCTAAACAAGGCGGCCGCTGCAATCGCGAAAGCCATGGGCGATCGCCTCGGCCAACTGGCTGCGGAATCCGCCATCGCCAAGGCCAAGGGAGAGCAGCAATGATGATCTGCGAACGCTGCGGCAGGACTGGTATCCGCTGGGTCGGCCCCTGGGGGAATCTGACAGGCACCGAGTGCCCGCACTGCGGCGGCACCAACTGCCAAGCCCCGGACCCGCTGCGCGAGGACGATGAGGATCTGCAGGACCTCATGGACCGGGACATGGGGGACTGACATGCAGAAGATCCGCCGCCTCCTCACCCTCTGGCGCCGCGCGCGCTGCACCGGCCGAGATCTGGACGCCGTTGGCTATCTGGCTGGCGCTGTCGCTTTCGTGATGCTGATCGCTACCGGCATCGCCGGCCCGACGCTCGACGCCCAATCCACCCTCACCGCCTGCGAAGGCTGCGGCAAGACC